ATTGAAAGTGCTTCACTAGTAATTGAAAGAGACACATGGAGAGAACAATACGAGTCTATGTCAATTGATTATAACAATCTTTTGACGAACTATAATATAATATTGATTGAAAGTGCTTCACTAGTTGTAGATAATGAAAACTTAAACAATATATTATCGGCAGGTGATACTCCACTAGGGGACTTCTTAAATATATTGAACTCTAATTTAGATTTATGAGTAAATGGAAATTTAGAAGATTGATCGATTTATAATGGTGAAGGAACAACTCCTATTCAAGTAATACAAGTGGCCGGGGAAACTGAAGGAAATGCTGTTAAATTAATTCGTAATTCAAATTTGGGCGAACATCCTGGTATGATATATACTTCTCAATCGATAGCTGTTAATGCTTATCAACCCCTCAAAGTATCAGGGAGATATAGAACTTCGGATGATTCTAATCAGGTTTTGATAGGATTTGATGATCCTAGACATGAAGATGGTGAAACATATATTTGAAGTAATTCTATTACACTACCCTCAACAAATAAAGAATGGTCCGATATCGCATCCACCGGACTCAGATTAATTATTCCAGAATTTAATCAAAATCATAATGATACTCATTTGAGAATAAAATTATATCCAGGGACGACGGATGCAGGAATATCTGGTCAATGAGTAGAATATGATAATATTAAATTAGAAAAAATGTATGGGCATACTTCTGAAAATATATTCATCCAACAACCTGATCCAACAACAAAAATAGATATAAATGCTGTAGATTCCTACAGGATAATTTGGTCGCTAGCGGGGAGCGGGAGTTCACATGTTAATATAGATCTTTATGATACAGGTTCTACTGAACCAATTTTGAATATTGCTAATGACATTTCTAACGAGGGTTATTATAATTGACAGATTTTAGACAATACAGTATATAATTTTGGTAGCGGCGATAAGTTCAAAATTAGAATATCTGAAACTGACGATCTAAATGAATTTGATGAGAGTAATGGAACCTTTACACTTTGTGAAGAACTTCCTCGAACACCGTATCTAAATGTGATTATTATATTAGGATCTTTATACTATAATGGGGGGATACTTCCAGAATTTATGAATGGAAATCCTTATGATATAACTTTCACATGATTCGGATCGTCACCCGACCCAAATGACTTCTATGAAATAGAGATGATTGTGGATTCATATCCAGAAGAAGGATTTGTTGAAACATCTCTACACATGGACTATACTCAAGACAGTGTAATAATACATCCAGAAGTCACATATCATTGAAAAGTGAGGGCGCATAATAACTATGGATCCAGTGATTGATCGCCACAATATACTTTCATTGGCCCAGCATAGAAATATGTTAAAATTAAAGGAAACCAATTAGATGGAAGTAAATAAAATAATTACAGATAAAGATAGAGAATTGTTAACTATAACAGGAATAGAAACAATAGAAACCTTAGATCTATCTAAAGACAGAATAGAGTTACATATATACGATGGTATAAATAATTATATAGAGTCTTATTATAATTTAGCACCATCAAAAAATAATATATTACAATGAGAAATAATAGAAGATATTCCAGAGACCACAGTACCTACTGGTAGCGGAGCAGCATAAACTGAATAGAGATTAAAATGGGAAGAAAAATTAGATTCTATAACAAAAATAACTTATTAAATACCGACATAAGAAACGGTAAATTTAAACTTGTCTATAATATTGTGAGAGATATTTTAGGATCACAAGAGACAGGCAGAGTATATATAGATGAAATTTCTCGTTCCAGAACAGAGATAAGAATAAGGCCTGTTGAAAATAATTTTCCAGAACAATGAGTTGAATTCAATTCTTCTGAAATAGATAAAATTAATAATTATGTTATGAATCTAGGAGAAAATAGATTATTTCTTATCACAAATTGACTATTTGATACCACCGGTGAGGTCGGAGATACAGAAGAAATATTAAATTCGAATAGAGGTTCTTATGTTTTAAAACTATATCAACCTCTACCATCAGAAATTGTTATAAAAGATCAATTATGAATATCTAAATACTTGACGTCTCCGATAGAAACAGAAATAGAATTAATAGATACTATAGAAGACGAAATACCAGAGCAAACGTTAGTACCGAATTTTGATATAGATATTAACAAAATATCAGAAAATTCTGTGGATTACAAAAGTTGAGATGATGTCCTTTCGACAAATTCATCTACTTCAGAAACACTAGTAACTACTTACTTAAGCCAAAGTTCTCTAGAAGGAATAAAATTAAATGTAGATTATACTTCATTTGAAAATTATATACACTTTAGTAATGCTAGAAATAGAATAGAAAATTTTCATTATAAAATGCAATTAATGGAACTATATACATCCCAAAGTGCATGATACTCTAGTGTGTCTCAATCCACTACGGCGGTATCAGAAAGTAAATTAACAGTTGATTATAAAAAGAATAATCTGCTAGGTGGTCTCGATGGATTCGAGCGATATTTATATTATAATAGTGGCTCGGCCTATTCAGATAGTTATGGAACTCATAGTATAACCCCATGACCAAAAGTTAGCTCGGATCATCCATATGTAAATTATCCAACAACAGGATCTGAAGTCATATCATGGTATAGTGATATTTTAGATTTATCAGATACTTATGACCGCGATAACGTTCATCAATTAAAATATACATTACCAGAACACGTTCTATATGATGACTACAACGATGAATATATTACATTTTTAAACATGGTTGGTCAATACTTTGATGTTCACTGACTATATATTAAAAGATTAGAACAATTATACGAGAGAGAAAACGACATTAATAAAGGGGTATCAAACGACATAATAGATTCTGTTGTTAAGTCCTTCGGTGTTGATTTAGTAAACGGAAAGTCATTAGACGATCTGTGAAAATATTCGATAGGTTCTGATTCTACTGGTAGTTATATATCTACTGGATCTATAACCGATCCAATAAGGTCTGTACCATCTAGCGACATGACTTACGAAGTATGGAATCGTATATTAAATAATTTACCGTATCTATTAAAGGCGAAAGGTACTAAACGCGGTATTACTGCTTTGTTGAATTGTTATGGTATACCTAGCACAATACTGAAAATTAGAGAATATGGCGGACCACAGATTAGTGGATCGAATGATGGATACAGTCACTATGATTTTCAAAGTCTAAACCATGCCTTAATAGTCAAGTCTACAAATTATGTAACATCTAGTTTCTACCCGAATAGTATAAAGCCAGAAGCCATAGAATTAAGATTTAAAGTAACTGGGTCCGGAACATATTCCACAATTGAACCTTTATTATCATTTAATGGAGCGGAATCTTCTAGCTTATATTTATTACACAGTGGGTCTGACAAAGGGTGGTTAGTTTACGAAGATTTTAGCGGATCGCTTTTATCATCATCTACTGCTCTACCTTATTTTGACGGGACCTTCTGAAATGTAATGATAGGTTCCGGATCACAATTCTACGTATACTCTAACCAGACGAACGGAGATACGATAAACTATAGTGCGTATTTCAGTGGATCTATGAATACACAATCCTGAGAATCAAATACATCTATTTATATAACTAGTGGAAGTTTTGTTGGAAATATACAAGAATTTAGGTTGTGAAGTAGTATACCAACTATTCATAATTTTAATAATCATTCTAGATTTATAAGATCTATAAATATCGGTAGCAGTATTTCATCATCATACGATGATTTGATTACTAGATATTCATTTGACGATGCACTTAATCATGGTCCAGCCGGGGTTAGTTATGTATCAGATATTAAGTCTAATCAAGATTGGCTAAATCAAGGCCAGTGTGTTGGGTATTCTGACGTTACCGCTTATCCATATAATTATGAGTATTATATTCAAGATATGAGTGCGACAACACCTATAATAGGTATAGGTTATAACTCTAATAAAATTAGAATCGAAAGTTGTAGCCTACGAGCCAATTTAGATCCTAATTCGAGTGTTGAGAGTGGCGAGTTTAAAGACGCTACACGAGATTCAAATAAAATAGGTATACAATATTCACCCGTTGAAACAATAAATATGGATATAATAGCTCAATACGCGGATTATAATTTTGATGATTTTATTGGCGATCCAGGTGACATGTGAAATGATAAATATTCAGGTCTTGCTATTGCTAATAAAAATTATTGAGGAAAATATGACAATGCTAATAATTTCTGAGATTATATACAATTAATAAAATTATACGATCAATCATTAGGTGACATAATAAAAAAAATGGTACCAGCGAGGTCATTGGTCATAACTGGTGTTAGTATTGAACCACATATCTTAGATCGATCAAAAATAAGATGGCACACAGCAAGTATAGAAAATATGTCGTTATCAGCAACCATAGATGAAACTGATGTATATATTGTAACAGCTTCTAATGCAGATAAATTCGCAATTGTTTCAGAAAGTTTATATCTGTCTGCATCAGGAAACAGTATAGATAAATTTGGAATTGTTTCAGAAAGTTTATATCTGTCTGCATCAGGAAACAGTATAGATAAATTTGGAACAATATCTCAAAGTAATTATTTGTCTGCATCAGGAAACAGTATAGATAAATTTGGAACAATATCTCAAAGTAATTATTTGTCTGCTTCTGGAGAATATTTATCATATGAAGCTACGTTAGGAGAATTTACCGAAAGTGTATATAACGGAAGTGTATATGAATATTATAATGTAATATTTTCTAGCTCGTATTCGTCTACTATCAACCCTTATTGAGAACGAGACGCGATACAGGGTATGCATTATCCTATTTGTAATTTCAATAATACTTCGTCCAACGCTTTATCTAGTACAGGGTCTTTTACACCGATTTACGATGTATATATTACGGGTTCTAATTATCCTGACACCCCAACTGACGTGATAGGTGATAATTTAATCGGATATCGTTGAAACCATTTTAAATATTATAGAGATCAATCCACAGGTTGAAATAGAGCTAGATACGATGGTTGTTTACAAACTAGTAAAACTACACCAAATTTGGATAAACCTGTCCAAGAATCGGTTAATGAACAGAATAAAGTAACAGTTAAAGATGACGGGCTGGTGCACTTAAAAGTAGAGTAGTCGAAAAAATTCAAACAAAAAATCAAACAAAACTATATTTATATATAGATGAATAAAATATTTTAAGGAGAAAATTTATGGCATATTTAAATGCAGACTCGAGCGAAATAGTTATCGACGCTATTTTAACAAAGAGAGGTAGAGAGATAATGGCAGAAGGTAATGGTGACTTCAAAATAACTAAATATGCTTTTGCGGACGATGGAATAGATTATGGGTTGTGAAACCCTAATAATCAAAATGGTTCAAATTATTACGGACAAGCAATAGAAAATACACCGACTCAAGAAGCTAATCCTAATGGACAAGTGTCTCTCGCATATAAACTGATAACATTGGCTGCAAAATCAACGCATGTAGTATATTTAGCGAACGTACAACCAACGATAACTTTAGATTCCAATGCTGTAGAAACTATATCCCCGACAACTGAGCCTGTTGATTCAGACGAAGCTGAAGGATATAAAGCTACAATAATGGACGGAACTTACGCGAAATTAATCGTCAAAGACTCTGTGAGGGCTGGCGGTACTACAAGTACGAAGCTGGAAGGGGATGGTATGAACCTGAATCCAGCATCAATCATCGGAAAGAGTTTCTATTTGAGTAGGAAAGCAACGTCAGTTCAAAGAACTACAACTATAGAAATAGAAGGAAATGCTTCTGGTGCAAGAGCCACAATAACGGTGACTATTGAGCCGACGACCACTACTACAACTGGCTTATCAGTCTAGGAGAATAACAAATGAATAATATATACAAAATTTTAGACCCAGAAACAGATATAGTGGCAAACAGTCAACAAATCGTAACAACTAATGCTTTTTCTACTGTTGACGCGTCTGGTGTAATGACTAGTTTTTATACATCATCTACACAGTGACCATTAAGTTCGTCTCATTACTATGTGGATGTATATGATAGTTGTTTAACAGGTTCAACTGCTTTGAATCAATTTGATATAGCCTACGGAAATCCACGAGGCTACTACAATAGTGATTCCTATGACGATACTTATGATCCATCTAAATCTAATTATTACCAATTCAGAAATATATTACTACCTAGAGATTCTACAGCCTTTGAATTTGCAGGAACTGTCACAGGAAGTGGAGAGATATTTGTAATTGCATTCAAACGAAATAGAATCAAACAAGAATTGGATCCTGGTAACTGGGAACTAATAATAGGTAGTGGTAGTAATTCAATAACAATGATAGACGATAGTACTAAAACTTGGACGAGACCATCAGCTAGAACTGGGGTCGGTACAGCTTATTATGTAACAACCGGAAGTATTGTAGATGGACCGAGTTCATCTTCAGCAACACCATATGGTATTGCTTATCCTACTCCGGGAATAATAGTATTAAATACAAGTGCTATTTGCACACCTACTTCAGGTAGTGCTGGAAGTACAAGAGATATAACAAAAACTTTCCTAGAATACATACAATCTGGTAGTAGTTTTAAAGCTAGAGGTAGTGAAGTAATTTCATCAACAAACTATTTTACGAGGATGTATAACAGTGAATTTAACTATTCTAATAACCCAACTTGAGTAACCGGTTCGTCTAGTGAGATAAAATATACTAGTATGCATACGGATCCTAAAGTATATGTATCCACCGTTGGATTGTATAATGACGAAAATGAATTATTAGCAATAGCAAAGTTGAATAAACCTGTTTTAAAGTCTAAATCAAACGAAAGAACGTTTCAAGTAAGATTAGACTTCTAAGGAGAAAAAAGATGAAAAAATCAGAATTAAAAAAAGTTATTAGAGAAGAGTTTAAAAAACTTAATGAAAATGTTTCGACATACGATATGAAAGATGCATATTCATTCGATAAGATAGGATATGTAGCAGGCGATGCAATATTAGACGCTGTGAGGGAATCGGACGGTGATGACAAAGGAGCAGAAGAAGTTTTTAGAAGTAAGCACACTAGATGATTCTATGATACAGTAGGCGATAAAATAGTCGATTTTGTCAAAGGATTATTTAAGGATTATATTGATAAAGATTCTAATGGGATAAAGTCAGATTTAGCAAAGTGAAATTCTAAAAACTAAATTATGATAAACCTATTAAATCTCTATGAGTCCATAATAGGTCAAGTAGCTCAAAACATCGAAATAGTTATTCGTTTGGATAAGACACAACACGCTCAACATAGACAAAAAAGAAATCCGAAGAGGCCTATTACAGATGAGGCAATAATGGCTACGGCAAGAAGAGCTATTCCACAACTAACACAAAGTCTTATACATGACGAAATAGATATTCTCGATAATATTCATATAAAAGGTGAGGATGATTTAAATTTAATTTGTAAATTAACGACTTCAACAGAAGATAGATTGAAATTGACAATTATAACGGTTATGTATCATCCTGACTTTCATACGAAAGAAGGAACAAAACTAATTGATCTTGGAAATAAATAGGCATAAGAATAATGCATGAAGGACAAATATTTAAAACTTTAGGTCCAACAGACTACACAATTACTCCGTATAAAACTCATAAATCATGAAATTTTGTACCGAGTAGTTATGATGCTAGTGGCATCCAAATATCATATGGGACTCTACTTACCAGTTCTGTTTTCTCTACTTCGTCTGCTCAAAACCCAGACGATTCTTATAAAGAATTACTATACGCTTTTATAAATAATAAATATTATGTCAATACTAGTAGTTATCATATCGTCACTAGCCCAGACATAGAGAGAACGATAAACGATAGATTCATCTGTTTTGGAATACCACAGCAAAAATATGGTGAAGAAATAAAACCAGGATCGTTTAGATTGTTATATAGTACTTATGATATTATAGATGACTATAAGGGAAACTTAGTAGACAATAATAGTTCTAGTTTTCATGTAGGAAATATTTTTTATAATGACGGTAATGCTATAATAACAGATACAGGAAGTTATTATACTAACTTTCACTCATCTTCATTTAGCAGTTTGAGTTATAAAGGTCAACAGACATTATATGAGCATGAAATAATAACGGAGATAGGAAGAGGCGAATTTAACTCTACAACAAATATTTCATTATTTAAAGAAAATGTAGATTTACATTGAACAACTAGTAGTGGATACCCATTAGTATATACTAGTGCTTCTAGTCAATGAAGTGGTTCGTCTATAATGGATACAGACGGATTTGGACCGTATATTACAACTATAGGATTATACGATGAGAATGAAAATTGTTTAGTTGTAGGTAGATTGGCAAAACCGATAAAAAATGATAAAGATATAAACTATACATTTAAAATAAGATTTGATGCCTAGAGGAAGAAAAATGAAAAGATCAGAACTAAAAAAAATGATTAAAGAAGAAATGGAAGATATTAAAAAATCAAGTGAAGAAGAACTACATCTATTTACTTTTAGTCCTCAATTTAAAAGCAATAAAGCGAGATGACACCATCTTAAGAAAGTTACGAATGAAAAAACCGCTCAAAAAATTATTGATAATATGGTGAAAACAGGTTTTGCTACACGTGGGCTCACCGACTTTGCATTAATGAAAGTTGAGGATGGTAAGTATATTTTCGTTAAGTATCTAAATTAAAATTGAAGATGGAGAATACAATGGATAAAAAACTAATAAATGAACAAGTAAATAATGCTTACTCTAAGCTTCTTAAAAATGTTTCATATTCGGAGATGCTGAGAGAAACAAAAGAAGTTAAAGTTATTGAAGACTTTGACAAAATTAACAATAAAATGTTTTTTACTTGTCAAAGTATAAAAAAAGAAGTGGAAAAACACTTCCCAAAAAAATCTAAAGAAGTACTAGAAGATCTAGCAGCTCATATAATAGCTGGGTTAAAATAGAACAAAAAACAATTTACAATTTTTAAAATACGTTTACAATGATTAGAATAGACCAACATAGTCAGAAAGGAAGGCGAAATATGACGAAAATTAAATCCAGGAAGCAGAAGGGAAAACGGCTCCAAAACGAAGTAAAAGCAATTATACTAGAACAATATCCAGTTTTAGAGCCGGACGACGTAAGATCAACACCGCTCGGTGTGAACGGCCCTGACATCCAATTATCGCCTGCGGCCCGGAAACATTTTCCGTATACAGTTGAGTGCAAAAACACGGAACGGATTAATATTTGAGCTGCGATAGACCAGAATGAGAGCAATATAACTAATAACACAGAATCTATAATAGTATTTTCGAAGAATCATAAGCCGTCCTATGTGTGTATCACCCTCGATCACTTTATCGAACTTATCAAAAAACAATAAATAATTCTTTACAATATTTAAAAAAATGATATAATAACTCTAGATTCATATAGGAGTTTTATGTTTATAGAATTAAAGAACTTACTAGATCGGATACTTAAGAAAGGAACTAAAAAAGGTAAGCCAGGCGAAGTGATATATTTTTGTCCGTTCTGTCACCATCATAAGAAAAAATTCTGCATTAACTTAGATAAGAATAGTAGTAAGTTCCAATACTGGCATTGTTGAGTCTGTAACACGAAAGGAAGGGGTCTGTTTTTACTCTTTTCTAAATTAGACGTAAGTTCTTTTTATTTAACAAAGCTAAAAGAAATATTCAATAACGCAAAATACCGATACAGCGAAATAGAAGAATCATCACGCATAGAAGAAGTAAGATTACCAAAAGAATATAAACCTTTATATATTAAGGAAAAGACACCAGAATATAGAGGGGCTGTAGCTTTTCTAAAAAAAAGAGGTATATCTAAAACAGATATAATGAAATATAGTATAGGGTTCTGCGAGAACGGAAGATATAAAAATAGAATAATACTACCTTCCTACGATAAAAGAGGTAAGTTGAATTACTTTACAGCCAGGGATTTCTATGGATACTCTAATAAGAAATACTTAAACCCATCTTATAATAGAGAAGATAGTATAATAAATGAGTTATTTATAAATTGGAATTTTCCAACTGTTTTGTGTGAAGGAATATTAGATGGTATAGCGATAGGGATAAATGCAATACCACTACTAGGCAAATCTATAACACCTATGTTAAAAATGAAGCTTTTACAACACGGACAAAGAGTATATATAGCGTTAGATGAGGATGCATATCTAGAGGCTCTTGAGAATTCTAATGATTTATTAAACCAGGGATTAGAAATATACATCGTTAAGATACCGAAAGGTAAAGACCCTAGTTCTTTAGGTTTTAATAAGATGCAGCAGTTGATAAAAGCTGCAATTAGATATGACGGGTCTAAAATAATGAAAGATTTAATACAGTTCAAAATTTAAAAGGAACCGATAAGATGAAAGAAATTTCAAGATTAGAGAACGTAAACGGTAGTTTCTGTGAAGGAGGTGCATCAATAATTTTAACAAAAATATTAAACGAAAAAGATGGCAAAACAAAAAGAAAAATAGGAAAATTGATATCTGAATTTTCAGCAATTCTCAAACATTTAAAGGCTAGTACTATGACAATTAGAGAAAAAAGATATATAATAAGTTTGGTTAGGGGTTCAACAAAATCTAAATTAAATCATTTTAATTATGGTGAAGAAATTAATACCTTCACAAGAAATATTTTGACAAGTTTATATAGAAAAAATAGAGTATAGGAGAATACATGAAAAATGTAATCATAACAAAGACAGAAAATATACCGATGTTAAGTATATCGTATATTGAGAGGAGAGAAAAGTTTATAATTCTTTATATGAAAACGAACAGAGAGATACAAGTAGACAACATGGATTTTGATAGATCACCAGAAAGAGTTGTAGAGGATTTTAACGATTTCTATAGTGCAAATAAAGAGTTATTACTAGATTAGGGGTAAAGATGCCAACAAATGCAAACTATCCTTATGGGTGTTTAATGGTTGATTTTAAAATAACCAATGGAGAAGAGTTATTAGATCTAGCAATAGATAAAAATGATATATATAATGATAGAACTGGGGACCCCGGTTTAGAAGATAAACCACACATTTCTATTCTATACGGTTTTCACGAAAATATTGACTTAGATAAACTTAAAAAAATTACTCCGGATATAAACGACCTCGTGGCGACAATAAGTAAATTTGATATCTTTGAAAACGAAATTTATGATGTTGTAGTATTTAAAATTGATTCACCAAATCTAACAAAGTTAAATAAGAAGGTCAGAAATAATTTTGATTATACTTCAGATTATCCTGATTACGAACCACACATGACTCTAGCTTACGTAAAGTCGGGGGCCGGCGAAACATATAAGAACAAAAAAATATTTAATATCAAAATAAAACCATATAGATATAGATATTCATTCCCAGGAAACGAAAAAAATCAAATAACATGGAGCTAAAGTGAGGTGTTAAAATGGAAACAATAAAAATCAAAGATTGTACGAATCTTATAGAAAGCCCGATAGATAAGATATTTCATCTAGCTGATATACACTTGAGACTATATAATAGGCAAGACGAATATAACGAGGTATTTGAGACTTTATATAAAGAATTACGTGCTAGAAGTACTGAAAATTCTATAATATTTATAGCTGGGGACTTATTTCACTCCTATAATATATTATCACCTGAACTAGTGTATTATGGTGAAAGGTTTCTAAGAAATTTAAGTAATATCGCTCCTGTTATAATAATACCTGGAAATCATGATATGTTAATGAGAAATAAGAAGAGAATGGATGCAATAACCCCTGTAGTTGAATTTCTTAAAGACTGTCCTGTAATATATTCCAAGGATACCGAGATCTTAGAATTCAGTAATTTATCGATTGCCCATTCATCCGTTTATAATCAAGTACCAATATCATCAAAATTATTAAATAAAGATAAATTTAAATTGGCAACATATCATGGTAGGTTTAATGGGTCCGTGAACGAATATGGATTTACCTTTGAGAATGATAACTTTAATATAAAAACCTTTAGTAATTTTGATGCCGTTCTGCTAGGTGATATTCACAAATTTCAATCCATCGGAAATATAGTTTACCCGAGTTCACTCCTTCAGCAGAATCATGGAGAATCATTAAGAGAGCATGGCTTTGTGGAATGGAAAATAACAGATAAAAAAATCAGTCATAAGCTTATTAAAATACCGAACAGAAGAGGGTATATACAAGTAAATGTAGACAAAGACGGAATACACGAACCTGATGATATTCCCGAGGCTCCAATTATACGATTCGTTCTGAATGATCTATCAATAGCAGAGTTCAACAAAGTATTGACAACCTACAGAAAGTTCCATCAGATTGCAGGGTATTCTATAGTGAAGAAGGGATCGACTAAGTTAGAAGCTATAACAGAATCTTTTAACAAGAACGACTTATTAGATACTAATTACCAAAATAAGATAATTATCGAATATTTAAAAACTAAATATAGTATAACTAAAGAACTTGCCGATGAAATAATGAAAGTAAACACACAACTGAATGAACAAATAGATAAGAGTGAAGGATCAAGCAGAGTCCAGTGGAAACCGCTGAGCCTCGAATTTGATAATATGTTCGTTTTTGGCGAAGGGAATTATATAGATTTTTCTATACTTGATAATATTGTAGGATTGTTCGCCGGGAATTTTCAAGGGAAATCTTCCATTGTAGATGTTTTTTTATACTGTATATACGAAAAATGCGGAAGACCCACCCAAAAGAAAATAAATATATTAAATAATAGAAAGGAAAACTTCAGTTGTAAATTTAAATTCGACTTTGGTGGTGAAATACACTACATAAAAAGAACTGGTGATAAAAAAGGAACTAGTGTCTCGAGTACTTTAAATTTGTGGAAAATGAAAGATGATCAAGAAATATCATTAAACGGTAAAGACATTGATGAGACCAACAAAATAATTAGAAAAATGTTTGGTAAATACGATGATATAGTAACTACTGTTATTTCGTTACAGGATAATAAAGAGGGATTAATTTACCAAAAACAAGCAGAAAGAAAAAAGTCTATATCACAACAAATGCTACACGGCATAGATATCTTCGACGATTTATATAAACTAGGAAATAAACGATTATTAAAACACAAAGCAGCCTTAGATGTATACGAGACAAAAAATATACAAGAAGTTATAGAAGACCTGACTAAATCTCTAGGCTCGAATGAAGAGTTATTAAAAGATGAGATCCATAAACAATCGATAGAAAGTAAAAAACATTTAGTTCTACGTAATAAATTAAATGAAGCAACAAAAGATCTAATAACTATAGATGAAGTATTAAACATCGACATCTTAGAGGAACAGCTGAAGAAAGAAAAAATAGTTGTGACAGATGATATAAGTAAATTTAAAGAATATAAGGTCATTAAGAAACAACAGACTGAGAAAAAAATAGCAGAATTGAATACAGAGATCGAAGAAGAAGAGATGAAGTCCGAAACCCATGACAACAGACTCAAAGTAATTAACGAAACACGTAATTCTCTAGAAGAGAACAAAGAAAAGATAACTAAAGATCTGGAGGATATGGGTCATGAGGATATAATAGATAAATATGATAAATATTTAGAGTTAGTTGAAGAAGGTAAAGAATTAAAGAATGAATACGAAAAAAATAAAATAGAAATTGATAATAAAACCAAACAAGTTAAAACTCTATTGACTCTGGAATATGATGAAAATTGTAAATTTTGTATGGCAAACCCATTCACTCTTGATGCTATAGAAACTAAAAAAGATATTGAAGAGCAGAAGAGTAAATTCGCAGCCACAAGAGATAAACTGGAAAAAATTATCGCGAAAATAAAAAGTAAAAGCGCGCTAGAAACCAAGAAAGCCAAAGTCGACAAGCTATTAAAAGAATTAGAAGCGTTTGGTAAAGAGATTGACGAGTATAAATTAAAGATACAAGGTGAAAAATCCAAGAAAGCGACGTCTGATAGAAATATAGAAACAGCTAAAATGAACATCCAATTAGAAGAATTGAATCTGAAAAACTCTATAGAAAATACTGATAAAGACATTGATATAAGACTAGTAGAATCTAAAAACATACTAGCTAGTATTAATAAAAATATAGAAAATTATCGTAAGAACGAAGAGAGTATAAAGAAAAACGAGAAAACGGAAGAAATAATAGAGTCAATAGGTAGAGATATAGCGAAACAAGAGGAGATCACAGATGTCATTATTAATACTATATCCGATATGAAATCAGAAAAGGCTGTAATTGAATCAAAACTACAACAAGCCAAAGATGATGTAGATCAGATGAATGTGTTGAATGACAAAATAATTTTATTTGATTATTATACTTCTGCTGTGCATAAAAATGGAATACCCTTACAGTTATTAAATGATATTATCCCAATATTAGAACAAGTAACTAACGAGGTTTTGTCTCTATTAGTTGACTTTACACTGAGGATAGAATTAGAAGACAAAAATATCAATGCGTATATTGTTAAAGGCGAAAGAGGAGAATGGCCGATAGAACTATGTTCTGGATTTGAGTCGTTTGTAACTAGTTTGGCGATAAGAATAGCTATATCTAAAATAACGAATATTAGTGTGTCTAATTTTATAATAATTGATGAAGGATGGGGTAAATTTGATGAGGATCATTTAGCTTCAGCTAACAAAATACTGGAATATTTAAGTATGGAGTATGATTTTGCTTTGTTGATAACACATATAAATTCAATAAAAGAAATTGTTGATAGTGCATATATGATAACTGTTGATGATGATGGATTCAGCAATATAATGATTGAATAAGAAACAAATAAGTATAACTAATTTTTGAATAGGTGAGAACATTTTCTTACCTATTTTTTTGTTTGTTGATATTTATATATGAGGAAACATAAATAATTTGGAGATGTTAATTGAGAAAAACTATCAGTAATTATCAAGGATTAAAAGACGCCAAAATTTGATTAGAAGATAAATTTAATGATTATATTAAAGTCTATGATGTTCCAGATATGATTGGAACAGGAAAACATTCATTTTTAATCGACGTTACGAATGATAAGTTAGTTTTTGATAGTGAAATACGCATAGAATTATTAGATTCACAAAATAATATTATATATACAAACGTTCCGAAATACAGAGAAGGCTATTTAAGACGTGCTTCTATGGTCATCTATGATGATGTAAAAAACGGAGAAGCCTTATTAACAATAGTTGGTATTGCAAAGGATGTTCCTAAAGAATGGAAAGGGAAATTTAATGTTAGATACCAAAGAAATATAATAATAAATAAACCACTTAGAAATACAAGTCCTATAAGATTTTATAATGATCCGATAATGACAATAGCTGAAAAGCGTGTGCCATATCTTAGTCGTAGTTTTACTGATGGAGAAACAACAAGTATAATTAGTGGTAGTAAATTAGATGGCCTATGAAGCAATAAAGTTAAACAATATCAATTAACTTTTGATGATAATACACTTACATATAATATGGCCGGTGGAACTTTAACTGTTCCTGATTTAAGTTATACTACAAAAATTGACAATATTATTACAACAGGTAGTACATATGTAGTAACTCCTTATTATAATACTGAAGCGGATTCCCAAGTTATAACTAATTTTAAAGCACAAGAATATACAATGTCATACGAAAACGTACCAGCATATTATACAGGCAGTAATTATAAATCATATGCAAATATAAATTTAGATGACATAGATACATTCTCTGGAGAAATATATAGAATAAAAACTTATCTTAAAAGTCAAGGGGCGCTAGGACATTCTGATTATGTACTTCTTAACGATTCAATAGTTGAAGGTAAAGAACTTTTAGTAGATGCAAGTTCACTTCCAGAAAACACAAGAACTGGATATTTTTACGACCAAGATACAATCGATAATTGGTGAGTCACAAACACTATATCTTTAACCCATGATAGTAATAAATACATAGATGCGATGCAATTTGATTCTCCAACTTTTAATTCTATTACTTATGTTTCAGAATCAAAAGTTTATGAAAACGGTGAATATAGATTAACGTTTTCACTTTATGGAATTCCAACAACAGCTGATCAAAAATTTGAAATATATATGTCTGGTTCAGGATTTGGTGATAATAAATTTGGTTCTGGTAAATTAATTTATTCAAATACATCTAAAACTGTTATTAACGAACAAAATATTTCAATACCTTTTCTAGCAGATGTTGATGGTTCCGGTTCGATTCGTATTGAAACCCAAGGCGGTAATTATTATTTATCAAAGGTTTCGTTAAAAGTAGATCAAGAAACTGGATTTTCTCCGGATAGATATAATTTTGTTGTACCAATGCCTACTTTTGAAATTGACGACGTTTTAAATTTCAAAACAGAATTTTTCGATTCAAATAATAATATGGCACCGTTTATTTCAAAAGTTGATAATATTAGATTTTCTGGTTCGTCAACTCCTGGCGATGCATTGAATTGAGATTTGGTTCCATCTATGTTTTTTGTTAATACAGATTATTTAGGTAATAGTGGAAGTTATGATAATTGTAATGGTAATTTTAAATTATATTATAATGCTCAAGAAGTTAATTATGTTACGGATTGTATTTTTTCAGTAGTGTCTACTGGTTCACTGGTTGACACTGCATCAATTAATTCTTCGGGTGAATATTCTGCATCATTATTGGGTGGAATTTCAAGTGGTTCGGCAGATAGTACGATAAAATTTGGTGTATATTACACGCCGATAGCAACTAGCGTTACACAATCTTTAATAATATGAAAAAAATATAGTGATACAGCAAATTATTGATGTAAAGTATCTCCAGCATTAGCCATAATTCCATTTGATTGACTTGGTAATGAGACAAATTTAAATTCAGGAAGTTTTACGGCATCAATTTACCAAAAAACTTCAGACACAAACACAGGAATTTCTACTAATGAAATTGGTAGTTATGCTGGTTGAGAATTTTTGATTACAACCAGTTCAGCAGATTTTACTATTGATAATATAGATTCAAGAAAATTCAGTATTGATTGGATTAAATCAGAAGCAATAAAAGGAAGAATTTATATATCAGCATCTGGTGAAGATGAAGAAACGGGTGAAACAATAAATCTTAATGATACATCATGTGGATGAGTTAGAGATGATAAGGTTGCACCTGAATTATATATTAAATCTGATACCTTAACTTGAGAAATAGATAGACATACATTGGAAGCAGTAACCGTATCCACAGCATCTTTTTCAACAAATATAAACAAACAAGAAACAACCCCGGCAGGATCAGTAACTTGATCGTTTCAATATAAAGGTGGTGGTGATGTATCAAGTAATTTTTATCTTGATAATGGGGATAACACAGCCGAACTTTATATGGATGCAGTTTCAGAATCTTATAACAACAGTACTATTAGTGGCAGTATTTATGTACACGCCAGTTATTTAACGCTTGAAGGAATAAGCTCCATAGAATCAACACTAAGAGATCTAGGATACAGAGTTTTTTCGGACCGTCAAAATTTAATCTTTCCTCATGATTCTGTTGATAAAGCTAGTTACTATATAGATCCTACCGGTGTTACTTCCTCGGTTTCTTATGGTAGAGGGATCGTAACCTCAGACTGTTTATTTACATATACTTCATCCTCTAATGCTTTCGAACTAAATATTTCGGGAGATTACAATGAATATTGTGTAATAAGTAGTAGTATTAACTTTAACAATATCAGAAAAGGAGAAATTTATATAACCGCTTCTCATAATGAGGAAGAGATAGGTTATAATATAGTAACATGGGAAGCATCAAAAGAGCCTATTCCGACCAGTAGCATTGGATTAATAATAACTTCAAATGTAAATTCTTTTGATGCAGATTGATATACATTCGATATTAAAGGTAAAGAAACTGCGTCTTTAAAAGCCGAAGAACTTAATCCATTTAACGATATTGGAAATATATCTTGAGGTTTTGAATATAACGATGGAAATTCAGTAGATTCAAATTATTATTCTACGAATGGAAATAGAGCAGAACTATATAGTAATGTTTTATCGGCATCGTATTGCAATGGAACAATTAGTAGTAGCGTAATAATATTAGCTTCAGTGGGTGATGTTGAAACTACTTCTTCAATAGATTTAAATATACTCAACTATCCACAACTTATAGTTAGACCAGAACGATATACTCTGTTTATGAGTAGAAGCGATGATGCATGAAATTACTCTGTAAAGGGGTGTGAAGTAACAGCTTCTGTATATTATAACGATGCAATTGCTAGGGTGTCTAGAAATATAACAGACGATTATATTTTTGTATATGATAGTTCGTCGGGTGACTTTACAATAAAAACTAATAACAATAAATTTGAATTAGTTTCAGTTGGAAGTGAAGATAGAGGGGAAGTTTACATTACTGCTTCTTATAAAGATAGAAGTTTATATGACACATGAATTTGAACAAAATCATCAGGGACTGGTTCTTATGCATATCTATACCCTGAAAAAGGTGAATTATCTGGATGAGAAATTACTACAGCCTCATTACAAAAAACTAATGAAGCTGGTACATACGTTGGAATGTCTACTGATGGAAATCTCAGATTTTATGCAGGAGCCGATAGTACTTCTGATACAGATAAAGCCTCAGCAGGATTCTCAGTTGACAAATTAGGATTTCTAAGTTCTAGTAAGGGTCGTGTTGGTGGTTGGTATATTGATTCAACAACAATTAGTTCTTCAAATATAATATTAGATAGTAGTGGTTTGATAGGTACTTCGGACTTTATAACAAATATACAAGGTTGACAAATTGATAATATAGGTCATGCTGAATTTAATGATGCAGTTATTAGAGGAACACTAAAAACAACGGTATTCGAAAAAGATACTATTAATGCTGTTGGTGGACAATTATGAATTGCTAATTCGACCATACTAAGTGGGTCTATGAACCAGATGACGGACCCCCCACAACCTTATACTGTAAGTGATTCTGAAACAACTTGAAGTGTTGATAATGAAAGTGGATTTGTTGTAAATGAAATATTACAAGTTCAAAAAGAAACAAATATTGAGTATGTATTGGTTGAAGGAACAGGTTCAAACGAACTATATCTCCAACGAGGATACGCTAGTTCAACGCCTCAAGCTTATTATCAAGGTCAAGTAATAGTTTCTTATGGGGTATCGGGTTCGGGATATATACTTTTAAATGCTAATCCTACAGATACTTCGACTCCCTATATTGATATAATTGAAAGGACCGGAAGTAATTTAAACGATACAGATTTAATAGTAAGATTAGGTGATTTGAGTGGTATTGCAAATATATTAAGACAATACGGATCAGATAGGTCTTATGGTCTATATACTAAAAATGGTTATTTTGAGGGAGCTATAGTTGCCCAAACCGGTTCATTCGAGGGTAAAGTTCACGTTGGTAATTTAGAATTAGGTATAAATGTATTAGGTACTACTGATGGTATATATTTTGAAGATGGTGATAACTATTGAGTAACAACAGATAGCAATGAAGTAAGTTTCAGTTTAGGCGGCCCAGAAGGTATAGTATATAATAGTGGTAGTGAATTATATATTGGTTCTGATGTCATTATCAGTGGTTCCATTTCAGCGATTAGTGGTTCTATTGGTGGTTGACAGATTCAATCCGACAAACTTATATCTAGTAATGATAAAATGATGTTATCTGGATCAGGTGTCATCAGTGCTTCTAATTTTTATGTATCAGAAGAGGGTGATTTAACTGGGTCCAACGCGTATTTTAGTGGTTCAGTATTTATAGGTGGTGAGCTATCTGGTTCTTTTATTTATGTTAACACCGGTTCACTTTCAGGGTGAGAGCTTCAAGATGGTTACTTAAGAGATAACAATAACTTATTCGAGTTGAGACCAGCTGGACCGTATGTTATTTCGTCTTCTAATTTCCAAGTTGATTCTAGCGGTAACATGACAGCTTCAAACGCAAGATTATTAGGTTATGTTAGTGCTAGTGAAGGAGCTATTGGTGACTGACAAATAAGTTCTAGTATGTTAGTTGGTCAAAATATCATACTAGATGCTGCTGGATCTAAAATATATAATCCTAATCTTCAGGGTGAAACTACGGGGTATTATATTGATTTTACTCCAGGGGATGGTTATTATGTTCGTTTTGGGTCAAATTTTGCGGTTTCTTCATCTGGATTATTAATAGTTTCTGGTGCAGTGATAGAAGGAGAAATTACAGCGGCAACAGGTTCTATAGGTGGGTGGAGGATAAATAGTGATAGAATAAGAAATGATACTTTAACAAATTGACAACATGTAGGACTGATGTCTTCAACTAGTTCTAATGCAATATCTTTTTATGCGGGAGCTTACACTCATTCTACAGCTGATCCTACTGCAGAGAGCTCTGCTAAGTTTAGAGTATATGTTGATGGTGGTATGTATGCTACTAATGCATTTATTTCTGGTACAATTCATGCACAAGAAGGAACTTTAGGAAATTTATTTGTATCTGGTACAATAACAGTTGATAATGGTGGTGAAATAACTACTGCAAATAATGCGTATACTTTAAATGATACAGGGTTCACATTATACAGCGGCTCTATCAATATAAATAATAAATTCATTGCCACAACTGATGGCGTAATTACTGCTTCGTCTGCTTTGATTAGCGGTTCCGATGTCAGTATAAATGTAGAAAACTTTTATGTTAGTGGAACAAGTGTAGAATTAATAACTCCTAATTTCTTTGTAGGAAATGATAGTGCGTATATCTCAGCATCTAATAATGAAATATTTATATCTTCATCCGGTTTTTATTTGTCTGATGATGGAGTAATTATAAGTGGTTCAATTTCAGCTTCTTCTGGATATATTGGCGGTTGAAAAATATTATCTGATAGATTAGAATCAGCCGGTAATAATATGATGCTATCGGGTAGTGGTGTTATTTCTGCTTCTAATTTTTATGTGACTGAACAAGGAGATGTAACCGGCTCTCAAGTATTGTTTACTGGTGGAAAGATAGCAGCATGAGATATCGATGGTGATGTATTAAAACACGGATCTGAATATCAATTAGACGGCGGTGCTACAGGGGAGAGTGATTATTTCATTTCATCTTCTAATTTTAAAGTTGATGCGGTTGGTAATATTACAGGATCCCAAGTATTATTTACGGGTGGTAAAGTTGCTGGATGAAGTATAACTGACACATATCTAGATAGTAATAATATTAGAATAAATAGTAATGGTACATTACAAACAAATGATTTTATTAGTTCGGGTCTTCCTGGAGCAAAAGGTTGGCAAATAACAAGTGACGGCAGAGCAGAATTCGAAAATGCCGTAATTAGGGGTACTCTGTCTACTACCGTTTTTGAAAAAGATACTATTAGTGCTGTAGGCGGACAGGTTATTATTTCAAATGCAACAGTTGTGACAGGTAGTGATATTTATCCTACTCAATCATTATTTCCTGTTGAGAATGCTGGCGGATTTGTGGTAGATGAATTTGTTGTTATGAAAGCAATAGGAGCTAGTGGATTTTGACGTGAAATAGCCCAGATAACAAATGTAAATTTATCCGAAAGTATATTGACTTTAGATAGAGCGGTGAATACACCACCAGAATATGAAGATCTTTATTCTTGACTGTTTACTGATGGAATAAATATGGATGGGGTTATACCTGTTATATCTGAAGGGCAAGTAATAGTTTCATTAGGAGTATCAGGTTCTGGCTATATTCATATGAATGCTGATCCTAGTGATGATTATACACCATATATAGATGTTTGAGAAAGAACAGGTAGTAGTGTAGATGATACAGAATTATTAGTCAGACTTGGTGATCTATCAGGATTAAGTCCAACTTACACATATGATAATGATGGTAAGCGCAACGGATTATATACTAAAAACGGCTATTTTGAAGGAAGTATTTATGCTAGGACCGGTTCGTTTACAGGGATAGTACATGCTGGTAATTTTAAATTAGGGCAGAATGTAAACGGTAGTAGAGACGGTTTATGACTTACTGATGACAATTATTGATATGATAATGAAGAGTTCAAAATTGGTGGACCTGATGAATATCTATGGTGATCTGGTTCAAATCTTTACATAAAATCCGATAATTTAATAGTTACAGCTTCTGATATAGACCTAACAACAGATAATTTTCATTTAAGTGCATCTACAATAGTTGTAGATTCTGGTGAAGATGGAAGGATAAAACTTGGTAATAATGCAGATGCCCAATCGTTTACAAATTATAACGGAATATACTTATCCGGCTCAGGTGAATTTGCAATTGGTAGTTCTTCTGGGGCATACATTTCGTATATTAATGATAATATTGAAATAAGTGCATCTAATTTTAGTGTTGATTCATCAGGTAATGCAAATATCAGCGGTTCTATTACGGCAAGTAGCTTATTAGTAGGAGACCCAACTGGAGAGAGATTAACATTTGATGATAATGGGTTATATGCAAAAACTAACGATTTCTATTTCGGTGATGATAATACTTTTATATCTGGTTCTGGAACAAATATTAAAATAAGTGGTTCAAATATAGAAATTTTAGCACCTAATTTCTTTATAGGTGATTCGACCAGTACTTATATTTCTGCTTCAAGTAATAATTTAGTTATTTCTGGATCAGGATTTAGTTTAGACTCTAGTGGTAATATTATTATCAGTGGGTCAATAACAGCTTCTGCAGGATATATTGGTGAATGGCAAATACTTTCTGATAGATTACAATCACAAAACAATAATATGATGTTATCAGGTAGTGGAGTTATATCTTCTTCTAATTTCTACGTGTCGGAAGATGGTGATCTAACTGCATCCAATGCTTATTTTAGTGGTTCAGTATACATAGGCGGTGAGCTATCTGGTTCATTTATATATGTTAATACTGGATCTCTTTCTGGCTGAGAGTTAGAAGATGGTTATTTAAGAGATTCATCTAATCTATTTGAACTAAGACCCGCTGGCCCATATGTTATTTCATCGTCTAATTTCCAAGTTGATGTAAGTGGTAACATTACAGCATCAGATGCTATACTTAGTGGTTCAATTAAAGCTAATTCTGGTGAACTGTATACTTTAGATATAAAAGATATTCTTACGGTACAATCAGGTGGCCACATCTCAGGTAGCGGTTTCGATATCACAGACGGTAATATCACAGCAAGCAATGCTTTGATTAGTGGTTCTAGTGTTGACATTAATGTTGAAAATTTCTATGTCAGCGGAACAAATGTAGAACTTATTACACCCAATTTCTATGTTGGAAATACTGATGCTTATATATCTGCATCTAATAATTTATTAACAATATCTTCATCAGGATTCAGACTTGATGACTCTGGTGTATTCATAAGTGGTAGTATTACTGCTTCAGCTGGTTGAATTGGTGGATGACAGATACTTAGTGACAGATTACAATCTGATAACAATAATATGATGTTATCGGGTTCTGGAGTTATTTCATCATCTAATTTTTATGTATCAGAAAATGGTGATTTAACTGCTTCTGATGTGGATATATCAGGAACTATTTCTGCTTCAACTGGTCATATCGCAGGATTCACAATACAGTCAGATAGATTACAAACAAATAATTTTTATATAGGTAGTACGAATAATGATGCCGCCGATGATTATTTTATTTCATCTTCTAATTTTTTAGTAACTCCAACAGGTAATGTATCTGCTTCTAATGCTTGGTTTGATGGAACAATTTCCGCTTCTGCCGGTTATATTGGTGATTGAAATATTCTTAATAAGGAAATAGTAAACCTTAACTTAAAATTAACAGGTAACGGAGAAATAAGTAGTAGTAATTTCTTTGTAAGTAATGAAGGTAATATAACAGCTTCTAATGTTCATTTATCTGGGTTTATCAGTGCTTCTTCAGGATATATCGGGGGATTTACTGTAGAAAACACATTATTACAAGCCGGAAACTATTATTATCTGGACGGAAATACTGAAGAGTCGGGAAATGATTATTTTATTTCTTCCTCTAAGTTTCAAGTAACTCCAGACGGCGATATTAGTGGTTCTAACGTTCATTTTACCGGTGGAACAATAGCCGGGTTTACACTCGCCGCAGATAGGTTAAGTACAGATAAATTCTATATTGGCAGTACAAATAACGATACTGCTGACGATTATTTTATTTCGTCATCTGGATTTCTAGTAAGACCTACTGGTGAGATTACCGCATCGGCTGGTAAAATAGCCGGATTTAATATTAATGGCACTAAATTAGAACAAGGAACAAAATTTTATATAGATGGTACAAGTAACGAAGGCGAGGGTGTTTATTTCATATCATCTTCTAATTTTTTAGTAACTCCAACAGGCGAAGTAACTGCTTCTAGTATTTTATTAACAGGCGGTCATATTAATCCAGGATTTATTATAGAAGGTACAATTACTGGTTCTGCAATAATCGATACTGTTGAGTATAATGATATTTCTAGTTCTGCGAAAATTACTTCAGCTTCATGGTTTGAAACTTCTGGGTCTTTATCTACAAAAACTTATGCCGAAACTACTGCTTCAATCATAGCTGGAGATTATACCAGTTCATTAGTTACCATAAGTGGTTCTGAATGGGATAAAGGTTCTGAAACTTCAGCTTCATGGTTTGAAACTTCTGGTTCCCTTGCAACTAAAACTTATGCCGAAACCACAGCTTCAATCATAGCAGGTGATTATACCAGTTCATTAATTGATATAAGTGGCTCTAAATGGGATGAGTGAAATGATGAAAAAAGTAATTATTACAATAAGACTGAAACTAATAATACTGCCTCTGTTATAGCTGGAAATTATACCGGTTCATTAATTGATATAAGTGGTTCAGATTGAAGTTTATGATCTGAAGAAAAATCACAATATGTTAATAAAACAGGTTCTTGGGAGACTACAGAAATTAAAGTGACTGCTGAATCAGCAAGTTGGGAACTAAACACTACTTGAAGAACTACATCGTCATCTTCTATAGCCACTAAAATTTATGCTAATGAAACAGCTTCAGTTTATTTTAATGATCATTCTGGTTCAATAAAAGACTATGCTAATACGACTGCTTCGGCTGAGGCCGAATTATACTTTAATACTAATTCCGGTTCGATTAAAGACTATGCCAATGAAACAGCCTCATTATATTTTAATACAAATTCAGGGTCAATAAAAGAAGCTGCTGAATTATACTTTAACACTAACTCTGGTTCTATCAAAGAAGCTGGAGAAGATTATACCAATGCAGCTACAAGTTCATTATCTAGTTCATTAGCTATCGACATATCATATGGTGTTGATGCGTCAGGCTCAATTGTTACTAATAAACCGACTTGAGATTTATGATCAAGTGAAAAATCACAATATGTTAATAAAACTGGCTCCTGGGAATCGAATACAACTTGGAGAACTACATCATCATCGTCAATAGCTACTAAAGACTATGCCAATACTACAGCTTCTAATGAAGCTCTCAACATATCAACTTCATTATCTCCTGCTATAGAGAAATATTCAACAGAATCTAGTTCATTATATAGTCTTGCAAATAAACCAATATGATACCTAAGTGGTAGCGGATATTCACAAAAAACAATTGAACCTGGTGAAAATGTAATATTTATTCCAGGTAGAAACATGGAAATTATATATACCGGTGCTTCTGAAGGCGACGATAAAATACTACAAATACAAACTAAAGAAGAAATAACAGCAAGTATTGTAGCAACAGGTAGTTTATATCCTGATGCAAATAATGTTTATGAGCTCGGGGCAGATGGTAAGATGTGATCAGAGGTCAGAGCTGGGACAGGTTCATTTGATTACATAGATGTCACCAACGATATTTATGTAGGTGGAACTGTTGATAGTGTTGATATATTAGCTACTAGTCAATCAATAAGTACAAGATTTACAACTAATGAAAGTGAAATTGATGATCTTCAATCAGATTCAGCTAGTTTTAGTACTAGAGTAACTAATGAGGAAACAACAAGTTCCGTGTTAATAGATGATTATGATTTTGTACAATCTCTAGGAACTAATAATAATGTTACATTTAACGATATTACAGCTAGTGATAATATTTCAGCTTCTGGTTTCGTTTCAGCAAGTCATTTTGCTGGAGACGGAAATGGATTAACAAACTTGAATCCAGAAGCCTTTGATTTAGAAGATTTAACAGACGGCGATGGAATAACAGCATTTACTTATGATGGAACTACCGCCAAAACTGTAGCAGTTAGTGGTAGTATCGCTGGTGATAAATTATCTTGGAGCAGTGGAGTAATCAATCATGATGTAGCAGGTGCTATTAGTATTAATTTATCTGATGGTAATATTATTCAATCATTAACCTTTGATTCAGACGGCCATGCAACCGATAGTGGTTCCTATGATTTAGACGGTAGATACTATACTGAAACTGAAATTACTGCTCAATTTGTATCTAAATCAGGTGATACAATGACAGGAGATTTATATGTTAATTCTAGTATAACAGCTAGTGGTGATATTATAGCTTCTGATCAAATATATGCTTCAAATATTATAGGCGGTGAGAGTAATATAGTATTTATATCAGGTAGTGATGGACAATTCAAAACAGATGAAATTAATCCAATAGTATGAGATACAAGTGCAACCTTTATAAGTAGTTCTGGTGGAATTGATAATTATGTCGCTGTTTATTCTAGTGCTAATGGGATTACTGGAAGTAGTGAGTTTACATGAGACGGAGATAAGGTAGTAGTTACCGGTGATATTTCTGCATCAGGTATAGTATATGCCGATAGTTTCTCGGGTAGTATTGATTTAGATTTAACCGAGGGTTCAATACCTTTTGCCGATGCTACGGGTCAACTAATTGAAAATAATAGTAATTTAAATTGAGATAATAATACTGATACTCTTTCTATTGTCGGATCCCTCGAAGCTACACAAAAATCTTTCGTAGTTAATATACCCGGTACTGATAAAAAACTCGTGTACGGAGCTGTTGAGGCACCAGAAAATATAGTAGCTTATAGAGGTAGATTAACAAATGATTGAATTATTCAACTTCCAGATGAGTGGAAATGATTAATATATGAAGAGACTATTTCAGTCCAAATAACACCCATCGGTTCATATCAGCAAATTTATGTAGATAAGATAGAAGATAATAAAATTTATTTAGATGTAAATGGGTTATTCAAACGTAAAAATAGTATAAATTGTTTCTTTATGGTTCACGCCGAAAGAAAAGACATCAAGAAATTACAAAAGATTAGGGAATAAAAAGCATTTAAATTTATAGACTTCAATATATTTATAAATATAGAGGAATAAAATTATGAGTAAAATTACTTCACAAGTTGGGTCAGACCGAACTATACAATCTGGGTACTGTTTAAAATTCCAGAGCGGTAGCGATAGTTATGTTGATATTAATAGTGTCGATAAAGGTATTAAATCAATAGTAGTATGAGTTAGAAGTGATTCTTTAACTCAATACATATTAGATACCGGTGATGGTTATATATCAATGTCATCTGGAGAGTTAGCTACAAATATTGCTACTCCAACTTATTATATTAATTCAGTATTTGGTGAAAGGACAATAGGTACTTCATCTTGATCTCATTTTGTAATTACGACTACTAATACAGGAATTACAGCGTCTAATATTGATATTGGTAGATTTTCAACTAATTATTTTACAGGCTCTATTACTGACTTGAGATTTTATTCTGATATACTAACTGCTGCCGAAATTGAAGATTTGTACCAAGGCAAAAGAATAACAGATAATTTAGTCATACATTTTCCTATGTCTGAAACAACAGGGTCGGTTTTGCATGATGCATCCGGTAATAGAAATAGTGGATCTTTGGAGAACACACCTACTTGAATACCGCAGAATGTATCGGCTAACTTAAATAATTGAAGTGGATATAATGATTCTGGGAGCTATCAAAGTAGTTCACTAGTATGACCAACACAACTTGATAATGGAGTGCTCATACCGCCAGAGACAAATCTGATTGACGTTTACGGCCATAATTTATACTTTACCGGTCGATGTCAGTTTAACGCTTATCTGGTGACAGGGAGTTTGATATAATGCATTACTTAGTATATAAAACAACAAATTTAATGAATAATAAAATATATATTGGATTGCACAGAACAGAAAATATTAATGATAGTTATTTGGGATCAGGATTCATTCTTAATAAAGCTATAAAGAAATACGGTCGAAATAATTTTAAAAAAGAAGTATTATTTGACTTTAATAATATACAGCAAATGATTGATAAAGAGATAGAATTAGTCAATGAAGAATTTATAGAAAGAACAGATACGTATAATTTAATAACTGGTGGACAACAAGCAGGGTTAGCAAATTATTGAAAAGGCAAAAAACATACAGAAGAATATAAAAGAAAAATGTCAGAAGCTTGTAAAGGACAAAAGAATAGTCCAGAAACAATAGCAAAGCGAAGTGGTAAAAATCATTGCTTATATGGAAAACATAGAACTGAAGAAGTTAAAGAAAAAATACGAGTAGCACTAACCGGTAGAAAACTAACAGAAGAACATAAAAAAGCAATATCTAGAAGCGGTAAAGGAAGAATTGTAACCAAAGAGACAAGAAAGAAAATATCAGAAGCTAACAAAAAGTATTTTTCAGATCCAAAGATTAGAAAAGAAATGTCCGAAAGACAAATTGGTCGACACCTCTCCGAAGAAACTAAGAAAAGAATATCAAAGTCGAGAAAGGGAAAACTTGTTGGAAGGGATCATCCTTTTTATGGTAAGCATCATACAGAAGAGTCTAGAAGAAAAATGTCAGAGAAAAGTAGAGGTAGAATTCCTTGAAATAAAGGTAAAATTGGAGTATATTCAGAGGAAGCATTAAAGAAAATGTCTGAGGCTCGCCTCGGTAAGAAGGCTGGGATGCTTGGTAAAAAACACCTCGAAGAATCCAAGAGAAAGATGTCTAAGGCTCAATTAGGAAAAACTTTATCAAAAGAACATAAGAAAAATATATCTGAATCTCTCAGGAAATTAAATAAAACAAGAATCGGACACCATCCAAATTTTGGGAAAAAGTGAATATATAATGAAAAACTGAAGAAAAATAAAACGGTTAAAGAACCACAAGAATGGTTAGATAATGGTTGGAAACTAGGGTTCAGAAGTTTTAAGGAGAAATAATAATGTCAACTCATAGTATAGCTGTAGGAAGCGGCGTATCATTTGATAGTCTCCAAAATGGCCTCGTTGGCTGGTGGCCTTTGTATAATAGTAGTAGTGTATATGATATTCGTGATTATTCTGGAAACAATAACAATGGTGTAAATCACGGTGCTGATGTCCGTAATCATGGAGCGTATTTTACTAGTAGTGATTATGTAGATTGTGGGAATGTAGGGACTATTGCTAGGGCCCTTTCTTTCTGAATTAATCCAAATTCTACTACAGAAGTAATATTAGAAGAAATTGACAACGTTGGTGTTTCTGGAAGTAGTGGGACTTTAAGTTATGTTAGTTGGGATAATTGTTATGTTGATGGCGTTGATACAGATACATTTACAATAGGTTGACGTCATGTAGTTTTAACTTCTACAACAAATGTAGATGTTTCTGCATTTAGATTAGGTTTATTAGATACTACTTATTTCGACGGCTCAATCTCCGACGTAAAAATCTACGACAGAGCATTAACTACCCAAGAAATAACAGCTCTATACAACAATGAAAATGTACCAGGAGCAGTACTAGATATGCCATTATCAAAAGAAACTCAATTTAAGGATATAAGTGGAAATTCGAATGATGGTACTAATAATGGTAGTAGAATAGATGGGTATTGTGCTGGGTTTGTGACTAGTAGTATACAAATTCCAACGACTACTACTTTAGACCCTGGTACTGGTGATTTTACATATATGTGTTCTTTCCGTTCATCTAATACTACTAATGACTGTAGATTCTATTATAGCAATTGAGCCAACAACAATTCCTTTATTATTTGGTATAGAGGTAGTGATGTAATTGAGATAGGGATTAAAGATAATGATGGAACTCAAGTTGGTGGTGACGTTACTGATAATAATAATTATATGGATGGATTATGGCATGGTCTTACAATAACCTTTGATAGAGATGGGGTAGTAACTGGATATATTGATGGTGTCAAACAAACAACTACGGTAGATATTTCTTCAGCAAATGCAGATATAACCACAAATTCTGATATATCTATTAGTTCTACTAATGTAAGTTGGGGTGTTGATGGTGACATTAAAAACGTCCGTATTTACAACAGAGTCCTCCCTCCATCCGAAATCACTCAACTATACGAAAATACAAAACCATATGAAATACAACTCTTTAATAAAGAAGCAGTAATTAATAATCAACAAGATTATCCACAATATTGAAGAAAAGAAATAAATAGTCCTAAACAAGATTATACTAATGAAGCACCTACTTATTGGAATATATCTTCAGCTTCAGGTGAGTTTAATATCGATTCCATTTTTACATTCTCAGCGGAAAATGTGTGAAGAAGATTATTTACAGAAGAAAATTATAATTCTATTGGAAATCTAGCATCAATTGAAAATGCAATTACATATAATAGCAACAGAACAAACGCAGAAATAGCGACGATAGCTACGTTTTTTGATAATACAACTACAAGTGCAAGTATAGCAGAATGATTAAATAGAAAAGAAGCTATCGTAACTTATGACGGTGAATTTGGAGTATTTAGTAATGGTTATATAGCAACTCAATCTGAAGCAGTTAATGAATGAATGGATGTTTCTACTGAAAATTGACATAATTTATATCCACATACTGGTAGTGTAATTATGAGTAGTAGTACTTTAGTTTTTGATGCGAGCAGTAGTCTTAAATTAATGGATGATACTTATATTACTGATAATTATGCTATGACATCATCATGGACAATTGTGGCAACGTATACGCCACAAACATCTTCTGGCGATATGGGATTACTTTATATTAATGGAGACGTTAGTATTGGAGTTGATATATTATATAAGGGTGGTAATTATGAATTAGCTGCTACTGTGAATCCTGATTCTAGTAGTCTCAATCGATTGTGAACGACATTAACTAATAATATAGAAAATGTATTTGTATTAACTTGAGATAGTGGTTCTTATGATTGTAATTTTTATAATAAAAGTAGTAATGTATGGAATTCTAGTTCATTAAATATTACTAGTATTAATCACATCGACAATACAGGATCAGTATCGTTTAACGATGGATATTCTGGAAGCATATCAGAAATTAGAATTTATGATTCAATAAAAAATTTTGAACAATTTTAACATGAAGAGGAATAAAAAATTATGAAAATAGGACACAGTGGATTACATGAATTAAGTTGAACTAGCTACGGAGTATCTTGAAACAAATCTACCAATTCTTACACAAGATCAGGTGCGGTCTCTAATTATGCTGCAGGAGATGCGGTTCCAGATGCATTATTGCCGATTCAACGTGAGATGAAAAGATGTGTATTAAACGATGATGGAACCGTTAACTATTATTTATCTGCTTCTAATTCTGCTTATAAAGCAAATGGAGATGCTAGTGATTTATCGGGAACCGATGGTCAAATTATGGTAGAAATACCAAAATTTTATTATAGCAGTAGCTATACATCGGATGATCGCTCTTATTATGTATCGTTAGCAAATCTAACGGGATATACTTTACACCCAGCCTTTATAAAGGATGAAACGGAAGTGGAATATCGATATTATGGGGCCTTCGAAGGATATGTCGATAATAATGATACTGGAATTGGAAAATTATATTCTATTTCTGGCTCTTATCCAGCTACAGAACGGGATATGACTGGAGAAACTCCATCAGGACCAAAGCTGACAAATGCACAAAGGAATCATTTTAGACTATTTGCATCTAATCGTAATACGGGAAACGCTAAGTGAAGACAAGAAGATTATTATTTACGTTCTGCTATACAATTATTATATTTAATAGAATATGCAGACTTTGATTCACAAGATAAAATTGGAAATGGTAGAACTACTACATCTGATAGTGGTAGTGGTGGGTGATCAGCCTATAATGTAGGGGGGTATATAGGTATTACTGGAAACTCTGTTAATGATGGTAATTTTACTAATGCAGATAATTCTACAGGATATCAAAATAATAGTTATATGTCATATAGAGGAATAGAAAATTTATATGGTAATGTGTGAAAGTTTATAGATGGAATAGCTTGAGATGGTACATGAACGGGAGTAGCTGCTCCACAACCAGTATATGTATCAAACAATATTAACGATTTTGAAGATAGTCAATCTGGAAGTATGACTTATTTGTGTGATGCTCCTCTTATTGGACCAAGTGGAAGTTATATTGGAGACATAGTAAATGCTGTTGGGTTTATTCCATCTGCTAGTGGTGCTTCAGATTTAATTTCTGATTACTATTGACAATATAGTGAGAGTACGCGTGATTATTGGCGTTATGTTCTCGCCGGTGGTTTTGCTAATTACGGTGGTATAGCTGGTCTTTTCGCTTTGGATGTTTCTGGTCCTTGGTCTAGCGTTTATCCGACTATCGGCGCTCGGCTATGCTTTTAAACATTAAAGAATGATATGATATATTTGGGTCTTATGTTACTGATGTGATGTTCTCACCAGTGGTAATGCTAATAACAGTGGTAAAGCTGGTCTTTTCACTTT